ACATGACCGACGACCCCTTCTCAAGCAGCGCAATCGTCGTCCCTACCGCCGCATTCTGATTACTGTCACCCACCTGTAAATCCGTGATCGCCGCCATGCGACGGCCCGCATCCACACAGAAACCCATCAACGAGAACAGCGTCTGGCTCGGCTCCTTGTATGGCAATGGCAAAAGCGACTGCGTCAACTCCATACCGCCTGCATCAATGTCGCGCCACTCACCCGGAGAGATCGGCACATCATCGTTCTCAATCCGCGCACCCTTGGCCTTAAAGCCTGCAGGCAAATTATTCAACGTGCCTGCATCCGTCAACTGACGCAGTGCCGCCGAAGCCGTCTTCGACAAACCACCAATCAAATGCAAAAAGCCCAAGCCATACGCACCGGGACCCTGCACTAGCAAGTAATGAACGTAGTACTCCTGCCGCTCCTTGATATCGTCCTTTTCCTTCCAGTTCCGACGAACACCAATCACCTTGCCCGACACCTCATCTATCGTCACGATGTACGGCAGCTTGATGCCTGTTGCCTCACCATCCTCATCCGTATCCTCAAAGCCCGGCAGATCGTAGTCCACCTGAAACTCCAAGAACATCATCTCTTCTTCATCACCCGCAGGAACAACACCCGTGACCTTCTTGTCCTTCTCATCTTGAATCTGGGTAGTCTCCTGCACGGACGACGGCTCAGCAATATCCAAGTACTGACTGCGCACTACTGCCTTGCGATAGGCATTGACCGACAGCGGGAAGCGATAAGTAATGCGTTCGCATTCACTCATCACCGACGAACCGTTGTACGGGATGTACAAGTTATCCGCCGGAATCATCTTGCTGACCATACGACCCTTGTCAGGATCGAAGTAAACCTTCTTGAACGCAGATCCGCCATAGCCAACATAGAACAACATCTGATCAAAGTCAGGTGTGTACTCCGGCATCTTGGTCGTGATCTGGAAGTTCATAAACTCCTTCACACGCTGCGCCTGCATCAACTTCTCACGCGTCTCTTTACCCAAGACTTGCGTACGCACAGGACCTTCCGCAGGCATCAACTCCTTCAACGCTTGCGCTTGGAACTGCACAATCGCCTCGGATAGCAGTGGGTGATACACGCCACACGCGCCCTTAAACGGCTTGGTGCGCTCCTCCATCGAGAAGCCCAGCAACTCCAAACCTTTGGCGTATTGCTTTTCCCAATCATCCCGCGAAGACTTGTCCGCCTCAAATAGCATCATCAAGTCCTGCGACAGGGTGCTCAACACGTCTTCCGGCAAGATCTCTGCCAAGTTCGCGTCGAACGGAACCTCAGCATCTTCCTCTTCGCCGATGTTGACGGTGACTCCACCTTCTTCATCGAACTCGATTTCGATCTCAGGCAGAGGGCCTTCGCCCTCCATCATCACTTCCACGTCCCCCTGCGGGAGATTCTGTACGCGTTCTACTGGCATAACAATTCCTTAGATGTATTTGCGGTTATCGTAATCCGATTTTTCAACCATGCCGCCCTTCTTAAACGGGATTCCTTTTGATCTCAAACGATCCGCTGCTTCCTTACCCCAGACAAGGCCCCAATGCGTATATTCTTCTCCCTCTTTGTTCTTCAATGTGATCTGACGAATATCAAATCCCGGACCGAGGTCTTTTGCCGCCTGTTTTAGGTTGTTGTACAGTTTTTCATACAATTGTGGTTGTCTCGATTCTGCTCCGGGGAAAGTGACTGCATTTACACCACGATCAATCGCAGAACCAACAACATTCTTTATTAACAGTTGTTGCACAACTTGTGGAGAATTCTCCATATTCGCAAAAACTTCAGGCAGGCTGTACGTTCCTTCTCTTGATCTGTTTAACAGCTTTGCTACTTTATCTGCGGTAGGAATAAGTTTTGGAAAAAGAGGATTATCATCGCCGTACCTTTTTCTTATTTCTGCAAGAGCCCTTTCGTTAGCTTCATCTAAGTTATAAATAACATTTTTTTTGTAATTTATAAGGTCAAGAAACAAGTCGTGGCCTTCTTTACCACCTTCTTTCAAGGCTAGTTCCTTGCCCTCTTTGCTAAGCTCCATTGCACGTGCACGGTCTTTAAATGGGTCCCCGCCCACTGCGCCTTTTCTCCAAATATCATTGTACAAGTCAGACTGAAGCTCGTTGACGTGCATGACTTTTATTTTACCTACATCAGGGAGCGTTACGGTATGGTCTGTAAATCGACTTATTGCAGCAGGTTGGTCAACCTGCCTAGTCATTTCTTTGTGGCCTCCTTTGTAAATTTGGCTTCTATCAATAAATTCAGTGATCTTTTGTTTAAGAGAAGGGCTTATATTTTTAAGGAGTTCAGCTTCTTTTACTTTCGTCAGCATATTGAACTCGCTCATTAATCGTGTCACGTCTCTATTAAAATAATAGCGATCCATGATGCCAGTGTTAGGATCTATGTTACGTGTTGGCGGAGTAAAGCCCCTTGCTTTTAATAAAGCGTCTGCTTCTTTGCGAACAGCCTCATCGGCTATCTCACTAAATCTAACGTCTTGCCATGGAGGTATTTCACCCGTAATGTTATTTTTCTTTACCTCGTCAGCAAACGTCTTTGTCCACAACTCTTTGTTTGCGGATAAAGGTCGTGTGTAATATTTCTCAATTAGATCGCCTTCATCATATATCTTCTCAAGTTGTATTCCTATGTCTACAAGTTTTTGCATTTCATGTTTAGCAGGCACCCCTCCTGTCCTGTATGCAAAATTTATAAGCACCTCATCTAATCCGGGTTCTCTACTGATTGCCCCCGCCCTTAATAATTTCATCCCCTCTTCTAACGCTTGTGCCTCTTTAGCTGCTGCCGTCATGGCCTCAGTTGTTGGGAGGTTCAATGTAAGAACCCCCATAGGCTGACCTTTGTAGGGATTGTCAAAATGCGGCTTTAATACAGCAGGGTCAGTGTACATATTTGGCTCAAATACATTGCGCTGTAGTGTCTTTACAGGGAAAGTTGTCTGTAATCGATCCAAAATAACGTCAGGTGTTAACTTCTGCCCTTCAAAATCTGCCAAGGCTTTCTCTACACGAGCAATATCGTAATCCCGGAACTTGCCTTTTAGGCTGCCAATAAACTGTTGCTTGGTCACACGGCCTTTTTGGTTGGATATAAAGTCTTCCAGTCGTGACATGAATCCAACAGGAGAAGTCCCCCCAGTAGATGGAGGAACTATATAAGAAGGAGCAGGACCAAGCTTACCCAACATCTCCGCTGCGGTTGGCGCTAATGCCTTACCCGCTGCTGCTGTACCTTTTAAAGTAGGTAAAGCGCCAAGCGTTGGGTCAAGGCCATATGTGCCCAGCGTTTCAAAGCCTTCTGTTTCTTTAGTAGGCTTGGTCAAACGATAAGGCATGTAGTCTCGCAACACTTCTTCTGTCGTTGCAAACTTCCGCTTCTTATCGTCCCGGAAGATAGACTCTACATCCCCAACTACACCGGGGACGGTGGCTACCCTGCCACGAACAGTAGATTCAAGGTTGCTCACTCCTTCCCGACCCACGTTCTGAAGCATCCGCATCATCTCCGCAGCACTCAAGCCTTGGCGCGTGGTCAGCGCTTTGCGAGTATCTGCCGTGATGGGCCCACTATCTGGCACACCAAACGGATCAGCAAACATTTCACCACCGTTGGCTTTCTTTACCGGCTTTTGACGAAGCTCAGCTGCCTTTGGGTTGTAAGGAAGGTCAGGTTGTAACGTATAAGGCGGCAAGTCCCGTGGATCTAGCCGCGTTTGGCGCAAACCCGTAATCGCAGAGTACGCACGGCGGACATCCGGATCTTCAAATAACGTCTTGCGAAGCACAGGGTCCTGCGTCAAATCAACGCCAAATGCCTGCTCTATGCCAGCAAGTGTCGCAAGCTGTTCATGAAAGTCATTTTTGTCAGCATGTTTAGGATCAAAATAAGCAGGCATACTTACGCCAAACTTGTCCTTTAGGTATTTTCTTGAATCAACTGCATCTCTTACAAACTTTGACCGCAACCAAGTTTCCTTCTTTTTGGAAAAAAAGCCGCCAAATATTTTTTCCTCTGCTGCTTGATTTGTCAGTTGATCAAAGATCTTGTTGATATCCCTCCCGCTACGGCGGGCCAACAAGTGTTCTGTCTCGTGGCCAAGCGTAACTTGGCGTTCCATCGGTATGTTTGGATTTTCTACTCTTCTATCAGGAGCCTGACGAAGCAAAATATCCGATGCGCGTTTTGTGTACGGCGGAGCGACAAAAATAATATCTTCTGTCTTTTTGCCTCCTTCGGAAGGGGAACCAACTATAAACCCCCTCGTAGTCGTGTCCTGTAATCCCCCAAGCTCAAGTACCTTTGCTCCCGGCGTACCAGCAAACAGCGTGGTTGGTGAGCCTGACGTAATAGGTTGAGGAATCATGTAATCGCTATAGACTTCCTCTTGTATCAACCCCCGCCTTGTATATGGATCAAGGATTTTTTCCTTTAAGGTTTGTGGCAATTGAGGAGAACGGTTACTTTTTTTTGATGCCTCTACAAACCGTGCATACTCCTCTTCTGCACTCTCCGACACAGCCCGCTCACCGTACTCAGGAGACCCATCCTTACGATGCACCACCCCGCCATGCTTTAAAAGCACCGGCTGCTGCTCTTCCGGGAACGGTGATTGATAGCCTAACTCCAACCCCGCAATGCGCTGCGGCATCGTAAATAAATCCTGCGACTCCTGCTCCGCTACCGCCTCACGATACTGCTGAACAATAGGATTGTCCTCATCCTCCTCATCATCCTCGTCCCGCGTATCCACCAGCGCCGTCGCCGCTAACGCCGCCTGATAATTCGGCCCTAACTGATCTAAATCAATCTGCGCCAACGGCTGCAACCGCTCCCTCGGTACCCGCTCCTGCATCGTCTCCTTCGGAGCCTGCGGCATAGGCACGGTCCCCGCACCCTGCTCCTTGACCGACCGTCTGGCTAACATCGTATCGCCAACCGCGCCCATCTTCTTCTGCATCGACGCAATAAACTCACCCACCGTCTTGCCACGCAAATCCGGGTTCTGCTTCATCACCTTCGGAGAAACAACCGAGGACAACGGGGCCGTTGGATCAGCATTCAAGACCCTCGGACCGCCCGTACTCCCTAAAAAATGCATCGAATAAAGCTCAGCGGGACTCGGCGCACGGCCAAACTTCTTTATGTACGTCTGCTCATTATCCGCAATAATATCCATCCCAATACGGATGTTGTCCAACACACTGCCGCGATTCTCCTTCGTACCCCCATACTGCTTCCACGTCGGATCTATAATCTGAAACAACCCATACGCCGAGGACTTCGGATTCTTCGCTGTCGGATTTAACGAACTCTCCCTTTCTGCAATCCGCAACGCCACCGCCGGGTCCACCCCACGGGCAGTCGCCTGCTCAATAATTAATTGTTTAATGCGGTCCCTATCAAAGCTCTGTTCGGCCATGGCAAAACCCTCAACAAGACTGCCCGCAAGCTACCATATTTCCTAGTAATACTCCATCACCCGAGCCTCCAAATCCCGCTCAGAATCATCATCATCCTCTAACTTCACAAAGTTGCCTTGCCTAAATCGCATCAAGGCCATCACCGTCACATCCACCTGATCATCATTGCTCCCATTCGGAAACGCCGCACACTCCTCCACCAAATCCTGCGCAAACTCCTCTCCCTCCGGGTACCACACCATCCCACTCTCCAATAACGGTGCCACCGCGTTCGCCCGACTCACCTTGTCCTGCCCACTCCTTCTCCCACCCGGCGCGTACATCGTCACAGGTATCCCCATCTTCCGGAGTTCCTGCTGCAACGGGGTCCCCGTCGCCTTCGCCTCAATCAACACATTGTCCGGATTCCAATACAGGTACTCGGACCGCGCTACACGCTTTAGCTCCGGGAAATCCCAGCGCCCCTTCTGTACCGACAGCAAAATCAACGCAGGCCCACCATCCGCACTGGGGTAAAACACGCCCCACGTCGCAATCACCGAGAAATCAGCCGTCTCCTTCTTACTGTACGCCGTGTCCAAGGTCTGCAAAATGTACTCACAGTGCGGCGGCTCATCATATTTCCACCTGCGCCACCACTCCCTTTTCAAAATAGCCCCGTCATCATTGGTCGGCTGCTGCTGCCACTGCGCATTCCACTTCTTCAAACCAATCGACATCTTGACCTTTTCCAACTCGTCAAGACTCCAATACTCCGGCCACAACGGCGTGTCACTCGGCAAGATCGCCGGAAACTCCAATACCTCCCACTGGTCCGCCTTCAACTGACCCTGCTGCCTTAGCAACCTCCCCGACAAATCATCCGTTTTCCACCTTGTGTTAATGACAATAATCCTGCCGTTTGGCTGCAAACGCTGACGCGGGCCGCT